GCTCTTGGCGGCACTGTCGCGCCATATGCGGAGAATGGGTGTGTAGAGACGGAGGAGTTCTTGCGTTTGTACGGCTGGCGGCTCGATTACACGGAATGGTTTGTCGCGCGTTGCCAATGTTGGAAGGTCGTAGGGCATTACTCGCGCGCAGCGGCCTCACGCTCCGCCGTGCAACCCTCACAATCACAAACGAAGCCAATCTCGTAAGCTTCGATCAGATAGGCCGCGCTTTCATCATCCATGCGGAGCGCTTCCTTGAAGGGAATGTCCATCGCCATCAGCTTTAGGATGCGGTCGGCGTGCAGGAGGTCGGTAACAGCCCTCATCGCGAAATACCCTTAAGCAATTGGTAAACCTTAGTGCTGATTTCGAGGGTGCTTCCTTCAACAGTGGAAGGCACCCGAAAGAACTCCGTCATCCGAGCCATAAACTCGCCCTCGGTTTCATCATCCTCCCATTCGCGATGAAAATAGTTGCCTTCCGCGTCTATGCCGCCTTCACCGTATTTTGTCATGCCAATCACTCCCCGACAATATATGCGCGATCCGGACGCACCACTCCGCCAGTGGCAAACTTATGACCCCAAGGGAAAAATCGAAACTTGCGCCCAGATTTGGCTAAGGTCAATTTGCCAACCCGAAAATAGCCAACTTTTCCTATGATGGTAAACTCGATTGGTCCAAGCTTCTTATACAGCATCCGCATCCCACGCCTCCAAAGCCTTCTCAGGATAAATCTGCACTGAGCCTACTTCCGTAGCGCTCTCCACGCAAACACCGATAGGCGTTAGGTCGGTGGAGTAGTAGCCCACAACCCGACCATGCCAATTGGACCCCGAGCGCTTGCGGACGGGATCGCCTAGGCGGAATTTCGAGGTGGTTAGGTAGGGCATTAGTCCGGTTCGTTCTCTGTAACCAAAATATCCATAGCGTCATGAACGTAAAACGTCATTTCACTATTGGGAGCAATAGGCACCGAAATGCTATCGGCAGCGGCGTAAACCTGCTTTACGAAGGCACCTTTGTCGTGAGTTTTTACGGTTACGGTGGTGGTCATGCTGTAATTCCTTTGTCTGGAGCGTCACTCATCATCATCCGGGCTCCAATTTTCTTCATCAGTAATGTGTTTCCATTTTTGCATGGTTCTAATACCATTTACTATGCTGGCGCTCACACCATATTCTTTTGCCACCAAAGAGCAAGGTCTTTGATCTTTTCGTATTGCACGGACATGCGTATCCGTTATCGTTGATGCGTAGTGGTTAATACCCCGAGGGGCGTTCGTCCTCCCACGGATCACCATATCGTTCATATTTTCTGCGTGAGTGCCTTGCCGCAGATGAGCAGGATTTACACAAGGAGGATTGTCGCAAGAATGCAAAATATACAAATCTGGATCAATGTATCCATTTTCAAACTCAAAAGAAAGCCTATGCGTCATATAGTTTTTGCCGCCAGAGCGGACTATCCCATATCCATTAATATTAGTATATCCTCTCCATTCCCAGCAATCGTTATTTGGGCCGAGACCTAAAGATTTATCCACCTTCCCCCAAAATTTTGATTTCCTTTTTTCTAGGGTCGGCTTTGGCTTCATTTTGCCAGCACATGATCTAGAACATGTTACAGATTTTAACCATTGCACTACACCTGTATGTGACTTCTTCTTATACTCTAATCCACACGCTTGGCATATCTTTGTAGCGTTTTGATAGGCATGATTTCTTTTTTTCATATCTCAATTTAGCGTTACACCTCGGTTGTGTCAATCTCCTCAAACCGCTCAGCCCCCAAAACGATAGGCCCGAGCCAAGGCTTAATGCCTTCAACAGACACGCCATCATAAGAATAGTCAAGCGAATAATGAGGCTGATACGAAGGATGATCCCACGTCGCGCCCGCGCGCAAGATTTCCTCATGCCGCCAGGATAGCTGCGAGGAGGCGAACAACTGCACCAACGTCGTGCCGAACACCTCCATCATGCGCGCGTCACCCTCTGGCAGCTTAAGCACTGGTTCACGCCAATCGTCAGGGGATACGGCGAACCAATCAACAGGCGTGCGGCTGTAAGCGATGGTGACATGCATCTTGTCATCTAGCACAGTCACGGCGACGCCTTGAGCCTCGAAATGCTCGCGGATGTCGGATGCGTTTTCTACGGGGCGCGACACGTAAAGCGTCATAGGCTGAGCGTCGGTCAACATGGCCCTAGCATCCGCCGCTGCTACGGATGCGGACTTGCCTGCCGCAACGCCTGCTTCGGTAGCGGCTCCGATTGCGCCGTTGTCGTTGTCTGCGGCGGGCGGATTGATTTCGGCTAGGTCGCCGCCCGCCGCATCGAACTCCTTATAGGCGTCTTCTGCACCGGGGTAGTCGCCGCTATCGATGATGCTGGCTTTCGCGATCTTGGCCAGGACCTCGGATGGGACGGTGTTGCTTTCGGATAGGGTTTTTAGGGCGGTGGCGCGACCCTGCGCGTTCTTCACCTTAATCTCGTCACTATCAACCTCAAAGGGCTCATAGGTAAACCAGATATTCTCGTCACGCGAACCAAGGGCCGAGCGGATCAACACTTCGTCAATCATCTCAAGCCTAGGACGCAAGTCTAGTTCGCGACCAGTGTCTAGGCTAGCGTGATAATTTGAAAGATCGCCATCGCCTGTAGAATTGAGGCCAGCCGCGCTCATGCCGAATAGTCTAGTGAGTGGGATGTCACTAGCGCCAGCCACGTTTTGAATGAACCACGTTCCAATTTCGCTTAGATTGGCGAAATTAATCTGATCGTGTTGCCATTCTTCTCCGGCTTCACCCGATTTGGCTGGTGCACTAATCAAGTTTACATGAAACATCCCCTCGAATTGCTTAGCAAGTTGCGTCTTTTTAATAAGCGCCTGTTCGCCGGCACTAGTGGCGATCATATTAACCAAGCCGGGAATTTTAAGTGTGCTGGTGCGAGCCTTGCCAGTAAGCGCGGCAAAGTTGCCTTGCGCCGCATCCGCGTTGATTAGAACGTCTCGCAAAGACATTAGAAGCGGATCGCCCCAAGTCTGCTCTGCAAATGCAAGCTTGTCGGGCAATTCGCCATTCACGAAGCGCACAACGCGCGACGGATGAAGCGGGATAGTCGAAGTACCGCCGTTTACGATATACGAAAGAGGCTCGCCATATTGCGGACTACCGGGGTCCATATTGACGCCCTGCACCATAAGCTCATAGCGCGTCAGGACGTGGAGATAGGAAAGCCCGCCCGCTTTCACTTTGGCAACGTCCAATGGCTCGCTAGGGCTGTCACCCAAAACACCCATGACAATTGCAGCGCCGCCATACAGGCGGCTGAACAAGAGGGCCTTACGGACACGCTGACGCAACCCAAGGCGACGCTCTTCCTTCTCGATTAGTTTAATTTGCTCAGGCGTCGCAATCCACCGACGCCAAGGTCGGATAATGTCGTTCACCGGCACAGAGTGAACCTTGCGGCTCAGCCATGAGGTGCGCCAAGATGCTTCAATCTCAGTTTGGTCGATCGGTCGAGTAAACCACCGTGATGCAGCAGAATGCCCGTCAGAGCCAGTCCCGAGACCGCTAAGGACATTGGCCAGTCCGTCATTAAGACGGTAAGGAACCGATGGAGTGCTACTGCCGTGCGAGTAGCTGAAAGTGATATTATTCGCCATATCGCACGTTTACCCCATCCGCCCCAACATTGCTAGGCGGTGGCGTCTAACTCGGCACTAGGCATGGCCTGCCAATGCGTACACCGCCAATACTGGCCGTGAAGGCTATTGTCCGGCTCAAGCGTCTCATAATTGCAGATATATCCTTCTTCACAGACATACGCCGCGTGCGTTGTTGGCGGATAATCGGCAAAGGTGTGATTGTCGGGGCTTGGGATGATGCGCACTAAAACACTAGCATCCCTCGGAGCCGTGCTGATATCCTGCCAAGTGGTCATTTACCCATCCCCAGAATAAAGTCAGCAGCCTCCTCCAAGAGCGATGCCTGACGGCTAAAATCGCGAGCCCTCGCTTCGTCCTGTTTTGTCGGCGGAATGGACTCAAGCGTTCGGCAATCGAATTTTCCTCGAATGCACATGGCGCTATCTCGCAGCAAGAAGGCGCGGCCACGCAGCCGTCCTGCGATTGAATTCGCTGGGATAGACATATGATCATCGATTTCGTTGAGGACTTTCGCCTTTTCCTCAGGAGAAAGCTTCAGGCCATCCTCGGTCCAATCGATATGCATATGCGTGATGCTATTAGCAATTGCTCGCTCTTTGAGTTTATCAATTTCACTCACTTCCGACACTCCCCACAATCCTCAAAATCCAATACCCCATGCTCACAAGGAGTGATCATCCCCCGAACCCAACTAGCCCGCTGCGCCTCTAAATGAGCAGCACGTTCTGCTGGTGGCAGTTTGTTGAATGTGTCCATCGCTTTTAACGCTAGGTCGCGAATACTCACAATCCTCCATCCCTCTGCAACACCCGCACACCTAGCCAGAACTCGCGCGCATACTCACCCATGGAAACCGTGCCCATGTGCCATCCTTCGGCTAGGGTGTCGAGTTTATCGGCTTTCTTGTCGTGGCCAGTTTGGCGCAGACGGTCGGCGATGGTCATGGCCTAAACCAGTCTGCCCAAGACATCCTGCCTCTTCGTGTCATGCTGAAATATCGCCAATTGCGGTTACCCACCCTCAATCTCCCTAACCTTACGAAGCACAACAGCCTCAACATCCTTACCAGACCCAAGCATGACGATTTCGCGGGGGCCAGTGCCCACCATCAGGCCCACAACCCCTGGATAGCCTCCAGACTGCGGAATGATGCGGAAGTTTGGTTTGTTTTCACCGCGTGCCATTATCGGAATGCTTTCGTGCAGGCTGAATGGAAATGGGAAAATCGGGCGATCCCCACCACTTTGTTCCCGCTTCAATTACGGCGGGGGTGATATTTCTGGGACAATCTTCGGGGCAATCAAAGCAGCGCTCGTTGCAGAATGCCCGGTCTCGGAAACAAATCACGAAGCAAAC